CCTTATAAGCAACAGTATCCAAGTCTTAGAGTCAATAACGGCGGATACCGGCCCTACAGGGATAAGCACGGTAACGACCTCAGACCAAGTGATCTCCCTCGTGTCTATATATAACCGAACCCAAGGTACGTTTCCAACACCACTTGGCTCCACTACAAGCGGCGGTAGCACCATATACTCTTTTGCTGTTGGTGCTGTGGCAGTTGGGGACGTTGTTGAAGTCAGCTATACCAAGGCAGGCTCTAGCACCTACTCTGTTCAGTTGTTTGGTAACTGCATCTTCTTGAGCAAGGCGGATGGAAGCCAGTTCACTGTGGAGACAATTGATGGAGCAGACGGTAATGACCTGATAGCCGTTCAAGACAAAGTGAGCCAAGTTTCAAACTTACCCCCGTATGCCCCTCTTGGGTATAATATCAAGGTTCAGAATAATGAGGGCTATAATGCCAACTCATTCTGGCTAAAAGCAATCATTGACCCAGACAACCTTACAGGCTCTCGGGTAAACTGGGAAGAGACAGTCGCACCAAATGAACTCTTGGGGTTTGATAAGAACACAATGCCGGTTACACTGATAAGTGACATTACAGGGTTCTCATTAGAGAATGGGGCATGGGAAGACCGTGCGGTAGGTAACGAAGACAACAACCCCATGCCGACCTTTGTTGGTAGTACAATCCAGAGTATTGGCACTGCACAAGACAGACTTTTCTTTACAAGCGAAGAGTCAGTCATCTTTGGGAAGACAAGTGAGCCGTTTGACCTCTTTCGGGAAACTGTTCAGACAGCAACCGCCAGCGACCCTATAGATATTGCAGCAGATGCGGATGAAGTGAACACGCTGGTACACTCAGCAGTGCTCGATGGGGACTTAGTGTTCTTCTCAGAGAACGCACAATTCCTGATTAAGGGTGACAAGCCTTTTACTGTGGAAAATATGATGCTCAGAAAGGTGACATCATATCCAGTGAATACTGTGGCAGCACCAAGCCCTACTGGTGAGTCAGTTATGTTCACCTTCAAGGCCGGGAAGTTTGCTGGCGTTAGGGAGCTATTCACCGACAGTTACACAGATACAAAGCGTGCTTACCCAATCACCGAACATGTCAGGGAATACATCAAGGGTACTCCAACTGCAATCATCACCAGCCCAAATATTAACTCAATGCTAATCACAACAGACGATGACAAGAAAGTGGCTTATGTGTACGACTGGATTTGGCAGGGAGACCAGAAGGTGCAGTCTGCTTTTCATAAGTGGGTATTCACTGGGGACATCTTGTTCTGCAAGTTTGTTGGGGACAAGCTCTACCTTGTTATCCGAAGGGATGACGGTGTCTACCTTGAGTTTATGCCTGTTGGGAGCGATGAGGATGACAACGGGCTTGATTTCCCTTGCAGGCTTGACCGCAGAGTAGAGGTAACTGCTACTTGGGACAGCGTGAATAAGCTCTGGTACTGGACGATGCCCTATAACATTAGCGTAGACGCTGCTGTGTTTGTGCTAGGGGATGGGTGCTGGGAAGAAGATAAAGGCGCGTCCCTTATGTTCAGCAACACGGGACTAAACTACACATCAGAAGATGACCTAGCCGACACATCGACTCACAGCACATGTAAACTGATTGCTGGTTCTAAGTTCACATCGAACTACCAACCAACGCAGCCATTCATGCGTGACCAGAATAATAAGGTAACAGGGCTTGACAGGCTGACACTCGGGGATGTAAGCCTTAACTATGAGAGAGTGGGCGCAATAGAGGTAAAGGTTAGGGACTTACAGAATCAGACCCGAGAGTGGTCTTATGAATTTAGTGGCAGGAAGATGGGTGGCTGGAATAACACGGTGGGGTTTTCTGAGCAGACATCCGGCATCTTCTCCTTCCCAGTAAGGCTACCAAGTGACCGCATGGCCTTCACAATAAGTACCTCTGATTACCTACCATTCATCCTTCGGGATATGGAGTGGAGGGGTACATTCCAACAACGTGGCCGCAGGGCTTAAGGAGGTAACATGGCAGCAGTAGGCGCATGGTATGCGGCGGCATCAGCGGCACAAGTGGCTTCTGTTGCTGCAACAGCAATAAGTGTAGCAGCTAGCATCCAACAACAGGTGCAGGCTAACGCAAACGCAAACGCTCAGGAAGACGCAGCAACAGAAGCAAACAAGGCTACGGTTGCGCAAACTGTGGCTAACTATGGTGAGCTTTCAGAGATTGAGAAGGAGGCTCATCAGAAGTCTCTCGAGGATTCAGTGAGTACACAGGCGGATTATATGCGGGAACGTGGCCGCATAAACACTACGGCGGCATATATGGGCATCGCTGGGCAGTCTCTTGAGCAGCAAATGCAGGACTTAGAGAAGCAGAAGTTTGATAACTACAATGCTATTATGCTCACCCGTCAATCAACGATGGATGATGTGGCAGACCAAGCCGAGTCACTGAAGCAACAGGCTAAGGGCGCCATGTTACCAACAAGCGTGTCACGCCCCTCTTGGGCAGCAGCCGCGCTAAATATAGGCACATCCCTCGGACAGGGCTACTTAGGCTATAGCTCTTTATCTGAACAAGCAGAGCTGGCAGCAACCGCCAGCACAAAGAAGGCATTCACTGGTTCCTTTAGTTCTGGAGGTTAATGATGGCACTACAGCCAATGCAAAGAGGCTACAAGGGGTTTCAGGGGCAGACGGTTGCCCCTGATAAGGGACAGCCAATCTTCAATGAAACACGAACCCAAATACTCCAAAGCCTTAGCAAATTCTCCACTGTTGGGGCCCAGATTGGTGAGGCCCATGTGCAGCGGGTAATAGAAGAGGACAAGATACAGCAAGCTGCACGGGCAGCTGATGACCTGCTTGTAACTGCTAAGGAGCGGCAGGGGATTACCGAGGACAGCACAGTGGCAGGCCAGCTTGCATACAACGCCATCATCGGGCAGCACGATACAGCCAACGCCAGTAACGACTTCATCCAATGGTACTCTGCTAACGCCGATGCTGATGATGAGACAATTGCCGCGAAGAAGAAGGAGATATTCTCCCCGCTGCTTGAGAAGTACAGTACTGATGCCAGAACGATGAAGCAGGTATCCTTGCAGGTACAAGAGGCACAGTTTGCGCTGGCTCCCGCCCAAGAGCGAATTCTTCAAGACCATCGTAGCAAGAAGGCAGAAGAGGCTGTTCGCATATCTGTTGGGGATGTGCTAGCTAATCCTAAAGCTGATGTAGCAGTAATGATTGATAAGGAGATTCCGGCCAGAGCTAAGGCGATGGGTATGGATGAGTTCACCTACAAGCAGCTGTTGATGGGGGAGGCCGCTGCAAGAGCAGAGAATGGTGATGCTCGTATGCTCAAGGAGCTACAGCAGCGTGATTGGTCTAAGGGCAGCGCCGTGCTTACCAGAGCGCAGAACTCATATGAGAGTTTTGTCGCTAAGGAGAATGCCGTACTTATTGGCAACTCTATGGCAGACATTGAGTCTGAGGCACTGAGCCTTGGGGTTCCTTGGGCCACCACCCTCCGCAAAATTCAGGATATGAACAACCGGTTCCCAGAGACTTACTCAGCGGAGCGTATCGCGTCACTGAAGATTCAGCAGGGTAACGCCAAGAAGAAAGCAGCTCAAGACCTAGCCATTCAGCAGGCATCTAGCGCCCCTCTTGTGAAAGAGAGCGCCATACCATTGGCCCTGAATAATATGTATACCCCTAAACAGAAGCAAGACCACGTCAAGGGGATGCAGTCACAGTGGGCACTGAAAGGGCAGCAGCTGACAGCAGCTGGGTACCCAGAGGCTGAGGTGAACTCTGCCATCCAGAAGCAGATGCTTGACTGGTCTAGGGCTAACCGCACAGTGATACCAAACCTCAAGGACTCTATGGAGGGGGTTATCAACCTTAATCCAGACGACTATAAAGACGGTGACTTGCCATCCTACGCTAATCAGGGCATCTCCCTGATTCAACAGATGGACGATAGCACATTGGGGCTATATTTCTCAGGAGAAGAGAAGACTATGGCCCTGAACCTGAAGTCATTCTTGCAGAACCGAACCCCATTGTCTGCCTTCAAACGGGCATATGACATCAGGCGCAACCCACTGACAGTTACATCAGAGCAGAGGAAGAATCAAGTTGCTGATGTACAGTCAGAGGTGGACGCCAAGCTAACATCAAGCTGGTATCAGTTCGGTAAGCCTGAGGTCCCAGAGTGGCAGCGTAAGTCAATCGAGAGCATTGTGAGTGATGAGGCACAGACATACCTTTATCGTAAGGGGGTTGACACCACAGCCAATGCCAAACACGCATCAGAGGTTGTGTTGTCACGGTACTCACAAACATTCAATGATACACTGATTAACAAGACGCAACCTGAGCTGGCACAGTCAATGGGGTTAAGTGACCCATCACTTGTGAACAAGTCGCTGGAGGCGTTCTTGCTTGAACAGGCACCATACATTGAGAAGGAACTGGGGCAGAAGATGAACGCTGATGAGGTGCAATTTGTTGTCAACGAGTACGGCGACACCATCACCTTACAAGATAAGAATGGTGAGCAGATTGGTGGCAGGTTCCTGCTCAAGGACATAGGCGAGCTAGGGAAGAAGTATAACCAGCAGCAACTGGAAGAGATGCGGAAGGGAGTAATCTACCGCACGAAGGAAGATAAGGTGAAGGCTGAAAAGGCGAACAAGCAGGCTATCTCATTCTTCGAATATTACAGCGGCTCTTACATAGGAGAATAATCAATGGCTGACAGCTTGGAAAGTCAACGTAGTTTCTTGGATTACAGACCGGTGCACATTCCGCTGTCAGTACTTGATGAGGACTACACCCATCCGGTGCCGGAGGGTAGCACAATAGAGCGTGATATGCCTTTATGGGAGGCTGCAAAGCGCCGGGAGTGGACAGCAAGCGCGCTTATCCGTCAAGGGGAGTCTAAGACCGTTGGCGGGGAAGAAGAGAGCTATACCCCTACAGTGGAGGACATCACCAAGCTCAGTGAGCTGAATCAATTCTCGGACAAAGAGAAGGAGTATTTGTTTGGGGCTACCTCCCACGAGAACTTCTCCTTCCGGCAGGAGCAGGTGCAGCTAGACCGTGACGCTAAGCGTACAGTTGATGCTGCCGGTATCAAGGGAACTGCTGCATCTATGGTGGCTGCTGTCTTTGACCCAGCTATGGTTCCGTTAATGTTCGTGGATGCACCTGTGGCTATGGGTGCAAAGACTGCTCAGGTTGCTCGTATAGGGGCCAGATTGCTTCAGGGAGCCAGTGAGGCCGCCCTTTCAGAGTACGTCATGAATCAGGTGGATACACAGCGCTCGACTGATGATATTTACTTGGCTGCACTCTCAGGGTTCGCCTTTTCTGGGGCAGCACATCTTGCAGGTCACGCCGTGAAGCTTGGTGATGCGTCTGCCAGAAACGTGCTTGGCCGCATGAATGAGGTAGAGGCGGTACATAGGGCAGGGTTGGACGAGGTATTCACTGGCAAGGCGTATAACAATGCTGACGCTGCCTTAGAAAAGCTCATCCCTGACCCAGTGGGCCGCAAGCGGGTACTGTCTGAGAAGGAGATTCTTGGTACGCTGAAGGCAGAGGTAGGGGGGCCGGATGTTGTATTGTCCCGCTCCGGTATCGGCAAGCTGAAGGACGAATTCCGCGCTTACAAGGCTTCCCGTGAGGAAGTCATAGCCAAGCTAAAGAAGCGACCGAACGTTCGCCCAGCGGCGCTGAGGGCCGAAATAGCTCAGGTGACAAATGCGATTGCCAAGCGGCAGGCCGAGCTGGATGCTAAGATTCAGGTGAATAACCTGTCTGCTGCCAAGCGCTCAAGCCTTGATGCACTGCAACAGGGTAGCATCCCGAAGCACCTTGGGGCTCGGTATCAAGAGCTGAAGATGGAGCGGGGAGAGTTCGAGGTACCGGTGCCGAAGACACAACATGAGATTGCCCCTAACGCCAAGCCTGCACCAAAGGCCCCTGCTGACGGAGGGCAAGACCTAGGAGGGCCAGGGTCTGTGCAATCTATGGGTGCTATGCTATCCCGTAGGGAGTTCGCAGACATCAACACGGCAGATGATTTGCTACCGCCAACAGAGATTGAGCAGGTGGCTACTGCACTGTCAGATGCTGCGCAGTTCGCACAGCGAATCCCAAGGGTGACAGGCTTCGAGAAGTCTGCTGCCTTCTCACCCTTCCGCTCCTTGAGCACTGAGCTTAATATGGCTCCAGATGCAGCAACTAGAGGGATTGCCGCCAAGGTGTTCAAGAGCCCGCAGCACACTATTGCTGGGCACCAGTCTTCTGAGGAACTAGCTGAGACACTGGCGCAGCGTGTTATCCCAGACTACATGGATGAGGGCAACGCCTTTGAAGCCTATGTGCGGGATGCAGGAATCCCTCTACTGGCCTCTGGCAAGATAAATGAGGCCCGTATTGCATTTGACCGTGAGGTAGTGCTGATGCAAGCCAGCGGGAACCTACTGAGCAATAAACCGGTAGCAGGCGACAGCCCAGTGATGCTGGCAGCCAAGGCCCGTTCCCGCATCTATGAGGCGGGGCTGAAATACAACCAAGATTACAATGTTGTTGGCTTCGATAAGATTAAGCACAGTCATGAGTACCACTCTGTAGTATTTAGCGCCCAGAACATTCAGGGCATTAATGCGCATGCAGACTTTATCGTGGATGCCGTAGCCAGTGCCTACCAAACAGGTGGCATCAAGTTGTCCCGTGATAGCGCCCTTCGTCTTGCTCAGTCACAGTTGAGGAGAACATTCGAGCGCTATGGCTCCAATAAGTCTTTCGACAAGATGATGTCAGATAGCGAGTTCACCTTGCTCTCTAAAGAGCTCTCAGAGAAGGGTGTGGATGCAGAAGTAATTGCAGACCTGAAGCGCTCTTTGTTCAACAAAGAGGAGATGGAGAATCTTTCCCCTCGGGCTATGTTCTCCCTGCGACCGAATCTTAAGGCAAGGTCTGGAGATGTCTGGTTCGTTGACCTGATAGACACCAGCATGGAGCGGGTCATGAAGTATGCGCATGATGGGGCAGCTAACGCAGGTCTGGCAAGTCAGGGGTTCCACTCTAGGCATCAGTTCCAGAGAGCTATCACTGCTGCGCACAGTCAGGCTATCAATGAGATGCGGTCAAAGGCAATGCACCTCACCGGCAAGCCAAAGGCAGAAGCGGAGAAGGCGCTGGCAGAGCTTGTTGATGGGGGTAACTTGAAGGCGCTGGATGAGGGAGTGCGCCTCATGTACCGTGAGCCGCTGGAGGACTCAAGCACACTAGCGGATGTATCACGCCTCTCTCGTAAGATGGTCTCTGTAGTGCGCCTGCGCACTACAGGGCTGATGACAATCCCAGAAGCAGCTAACGCAGCCTTACGGAATGGCATCTTCAATACCCTGAAGCAGATTCCAGAGACTCGATGGTTCGACCTGCGCACTAAGAGCATTGAGAAAGATGCATTCATGCAGCAATTCTCCCGTGTGTTCTCTGCCACAGGGCACCAAGAGTACATCTTTGGTCGTAAGTTTTACAATAACTCATCATTTGATGACAAGTCCCGTGGTCTGTTGCACAAGATTGACAAGGTGGCAGGGAAGGCACTCGACATCACAATGACTGTGAATGGTTTCCGAACCTTCCAGAATGGGGGAGAGGAGATGGCAGCCAGAGCTTGCATCGGCAACATTGCAGATATGGCTAAGAGTGGCAAGATTACTCCAGCTGTTCAACGTTCATTGATGCGCATCGGAGGTCTCTCAGAAGAGCAAGTCACTGAAATCATCAAGCACATGCGAGACTTTGGTGGGGATGATGTGTTTGCTATGGTCCGCTCAATGCCAGCACAGATGCACAACTCGCTAGCCGTAGCTGTTCGGAACACAATCTCGGGTGAGTTCATGCGCTTGGGGATTGGTGAACGGCCACTCTACTTCAACAAGGAGATAGGCAAGATTCCAACTTCACTAATGTCATTCAGTATCGGCTCGTTTGAAAAGATGCTGATGCGAGGTGTGAAGCATGAGAGAGCCCTGCTGCTGTCTATGTTCGCTGGACAGGCCGCACTTGGCTACTTGTCCCTTGCCGCCAACACCTACATCCAAGCAAATCATTTGGAGGGGCGTGAGCGTGATGCCTTCATCAAGGAGCGGCTGAATGATGAAGGAGCTTTCTGGGGCACTATGAACCGAGTAGGAATACTAGCGGGGCCTATGATGTACATGCAAGCCCTGAAGTCTGTTGGTGGACTACAACTGCTTGAGGCAATGGGCGTAGATAAGAAGAATGTGGCAGGCTTACAGTCACTTGGTGGGATACAATCTGCTGAGATGGTTAAGGACGCCGCAAAAGCTACATCAGCAGGTATGTCACTGGCAACCCAGCGCCTTGATAGGGGCGAGAGGGAGGACGCTCAAAAGGCAATCGAGCGGGTTATCCCGTGGTACAATAGCACTTTGTGGAACCTGACGTTTGGCATTGCTGAGTAAGGTTGCCATATAGACAAAGGAGGTAAGATGACGACTAACAATTGGTCATTCGTCCGTTATGTAGGGGATGGTGTGGAAGACACCTTCGCCCTCACAGTAGATGGCGCTGACATAGGGTACCTGAGAACAGAAGACATGCGCGGGTATGTTAATGATGTGCTGGTGGATACCAGCATTGATACCGCATCACCTCACCTGATTAAGTTTGCAGCTCCACCAGCAGATGGCTCAGAGGTACTAATCCGCCGAGAGATGCCAATCGACAAGCCTTACGCTGACTTTACGAGGGGTAATGTATTTAGCCAACGTGCTGTAAACTCCAGTTTCTTGCAGCAGTTATATTTGCTGCAAGAGATTCTTGATGGGTTCTTACCAGATGGGTACTATAGCAAGAGTAACTTAAACATGGGGGGCCATCGGGTTGTAGACTTAGGTGATGCTGTTGACCAAACAGACGCCATCAGCAAGAAATTCACAGATGCGCTTGACGCCAGACTGGACTTGCTTGAGACAACCTTCGGCCCGAGCACTGCTTTCATGTCAATCCCATTCACAGCAACAGAGGGGCAAACTGACTTTGTCCTCCCTGTAAACACTACAGGGGCTTTCTGTATCAAGGACGGAGCGTTCTTGAATCGCAGTATTGGTGACTACTCTGTGGTGAACGGAACCACTATCCGAATGTCAGTACCTCAAGAGGGTGGTGCCAGCATTCACGTTATTGCTGGGCTTGGTAACATGAATGTATGGGAAAATGGGATGACATCACCTGATGGTAGTGTGTGGTACCCTTCTATCTCTAATGCGGGGGTGCTGACATGGGCCAAATTGTAACAGTAGACGGGGTGCAAGAGACGATTAACTCCTTGCCGCCTGTCGCAGTAGTGGGGATGACTTTCATGGGGTTAACGCTAGAGCAGTGGGTCTACTTGACCACTATCGTCTACACTCTGGCGCAGCTCTCTTGGTTCCTTTATAAGAAGGTGTACCCTGAAGTGCGGAGGGCTATAGATGACAGAACGAAGAAGAACGAATAACAATGCAGCCACAGAGGACACCCTAGGCGAGATTCACAGCCTTACATCAGAGCTGCACAAGGCGCGGCTGAAGAAGATGCTAGAGCAGATTAAGTCTGGTATTGACCCAGAGGCGGTAATTGGTGATGGTAAAGCACTGGCAGCAGCTGGTAAGTGGGTTGCTGATAATAACATCACCTGCGCTGCACCTGAGGATGACGAATCAACAGAACTGGCCAAGACCTTGTCTGCTATCAAGAAGGAGCAAGAGGGCAAAGGCTTACTTAAATTCTCTGATGATGGTGGGAGCCTGCAATGAGTGACAATAAAGAGATTGTAAGCTCCAATGAGAAGAAGCTGCTTGAGCTACAGGCAGCTTTTCCCTATACCTTTCAGGGCCTGTGTGAGCTTGCCCAAGTAGTGCTACATGGTACTATACACGGCAGGCCGAGGCTCAACAGAGTTCAGGCAGATATTCTCGGGTTTCTCTTCTCTGGTCACAAGTTCCGCATGGTAATGGCGCAGCGAGGTCAGGCAAAGACTACACTGACGGCCATCTACGCCGTGTTCATGTTGATACACTTCCCGCACAAGCGGATTGTTGTGTTCTCTCAGAATGCCAAACGTGCCAAAGAAATTGCTGGATGGATTATCAAGATATTCTCTGCGCTTGAGTTCCTTGCATTCATGCGCCCAGACAAATACAGTGGAGACCGGTCATCTGTTGAGTCATTTGACATCCACTGGTCATTGAGAGGCAGCGACAAGTCACCATCTGTTGCCTGCTATTCCATAGAATCAGGGGCTCAGGGCGCACGGGCTGACATAATCATAGCTGATGACATTGAATCTTTGCAGAATTCTCAGACAGTAGGCAGGCGTACTTGGCTTATTGAGCAAACCCTTGAGTTCGAGTCTATAAACCAGAGTGGTGACATCATCTACCTTGGTACCCCACAGAGCGTTGAGTCTATCTATAACTGGCTGCCTAGTCGTGGTTATGTTGTAAGAATCTGGACTGGACGTTATCCAAGCCATGAGCAGATGGAGTACTATGCAGGCAAGCTGGCCCCTATGCTGGTAAATGACATGCAGGCTCGACCAGAGTTGTGCTTTGGTGGTGGACTGGATGGCAGCTTGGGGCAGCCTACTTGCCCAGAGATGTATGATAATGATGCGCTGAATGAGAAGGAGATGGGGCTTGGTAAGGCCAAGTTCATGCTACAGTTCATGCTGAACACCTCCCTATCAGATGCAGACCGGTACCCACTCAAGCTATCAGACCTGATTGTGGCCAACTTTTCACGGGACTTAGGGCCAGTTATGCCAATCTGGTGTAGTGCTGCGCAATCTTTGTGGGAGCATGCACCACGTTTCGGCACCAGAAAGTCGGATTCACTGTATTTCGCAATGAATGTGCGCTATGACATGGCCCCTTTTGAGCGAACTGTGATGTATATTGACCCTGCTGGTGGTGGCAGAAACGGTGATGAAACTGCGTATGCCATTATCAAGCTAATAGGTACGACCATTTATGTCTATGATATAGGGGCAGTAGCTGGTGGGTATGACCCAAGCAACCTAGTTGCACTGGTGCATGCGGCCAAGATGGCTGACTGCAAAGAGGTCTTTATCGAGAATAACTATGGTAATGGTGCGTTACTCGCGGCAATCAAGCCATACTTTGAACAGGCATGGCCTGTAACTATTGAGCCGGTACAGGAGCACGGACAGAAAGAGCTGAGAATCATCGACAGCATTGAGCCTGTAATGAGCACTCACCGTCTTGTTGTGCGTCAGGATGCGATTCAGCGTGACGTTGAACTGATTGCTATGTACCCGCCTGAACGCCGGACGCAGTTCAGCCTGTTCTACCAGCTAGCCAACATCACTCGCCTGAAAGATTGCCTTGCGCATGATGACCGGCTGGATGCTCTGGCCGGTGCCATTCGGCAGGTGGTTGAGGCGCTGGACTACGACCAGCTGAAGGTTGTGACCCAGCGGAATATTCGCCAGCAGAAGCGATGGTTCGATGTTATGAGCGACCGGAAGGCTATGGTGCAGTACATGACTAACCTCACTATGGGATTGCGTGGTGACGCGGCTATGGCCGTACATGGGCTTGGTCAAAAGTTAGGCAACAAGTTCTCTTCTGGAGCCCGAAAGGGCCAGAGATGGTAGCTGATTTAGCTAAAATAATTTCTTTACTTTTCATGTACTTGGAATTAGGTTGCCTAATAGAGGAGAGCCAAGAGCAGAAGAGAGTTAAGTGAGAATAGTAGTTCTAGTAGTACTAGGGCTATAGTAGCCTCATAAGCATCTGTAGCTAAGTGGCCTCTAATGGGTATCTTTCTATGGTCTTCCTCAAGAAGACCTACTTTTCTTTAAGGAGCAACAACTATGACCACTCCACTGACTGGGGACATCAAGGACTTCACCGCAGCAACCAAGAAGGGCGTTGTGCTGCACAATATGCCGGTATACGCTACAGCAGACATCACTGCTATTGGCAGTGTGCTCAATAACTATGCTATCTCTGGCAAGCGCAAGGGCTCTATCGTGACTATCGATGAGGCTGGTGTGCCTACCCTGTATCAAGCTGCTGGCTCACTGCCTGCCTCTAAGTGGTACAAGGTATCTGATCTTTCAGTGTCAGTCACTCCGGCCTAATCTATGTCAAGGCTTGACTCATCCAACTCACCAAGGCGGCCTGTAGTCTCTCGCGTATTCCTACCAGACCCTTCGCTTACAGTACAGAACCTAGAAGACCCGTTGCATCCCGTCAATGATTCATCATTCTCTGGTAAGTGTGACGGGGCTGTAGTTCGTATTGGAGGCAGGAACTACGTAGCAGTAGGTCAATCGACCGGTGCTCCTTGGGTGAAGGAAGCCGATGTAGCAGACATTCCGCTACAAGTGACACGTAAGAAGTCTGAGCTAGTGTTTACTGGGGTCAGTGTAGTTATTCCAACTACAGCAACAAACCTGATAACGCTGCTCAAGACTCTTTCCCCTACATCTGGGACTTTTGCTCCCTTCTTCAACACAAGCACTGACAAGTTGCAAGTGTTCCCAGAGGATGAGACATTGCACTTCAAGCTTGTTATGATTGGTACTTGGGCAGCGGGTGCAAACCGGTCTATGGAACTTACCTTCACTGGACAGGTTCCTGATGTACTGCTGGCAAGCAGAAACGACGCCGTAACCATTGACAATCTTGTGTTCCCTACCTTCTTTAGTGTAGACGCCGATGGCTTCTTAGCCAATAATGGTAGCACCATGACAATCAAGGCTAACGGTGGCACGTTCACTGCAACCACTATCAAGCTCATCGCTGAGCAATCTTCCTACCCGTAAGGGCGGAACATCTAAGCCGCAGGCTGGCACGACTACAGGATGCCTTCTCTGCGGCAACCAAGGAGCTTATTATGGCCGCACTCCTACTTGCTATGCTATATTGCTTTCCTCTACAAGAGAGCCACATAGCACATCACATAGAGGCATTTAGCTACAATACTACTGAACACTCTGGAGGTGTTGAATTGGACAAGAAACAACTGGTTGCTCTGGTAATCGAGCCAACGCTCAAGAAGATTGGACTGCACTCGCAAGGGGCGGTTGACCTTCTGGTTATGATTGCTGCACATGAGAGCAAGAACGGTCACTACATCGCTCAGGTTCGTGGCCCAGCCAAGGGCATCTATCAGATGGAACCTGCAACGCATGATGACATCTTACGGTGGCTTGCTGTCAAGAAGCCAGAGGTGTACCGTAGCATTGCAGCAATAGTTTCTGGGGAGCCTACGGCAGACAAGATGGTGACTAACCTTGAGTACTCAACGGCAATGGCTCGGGCCTTCTTCCTGCGGTTCCCAGAGCCCATTCCAACGGACGCTGTTACTCAGTCAACCTACGCGAAGAAGCGCTGGAACACCTATCAAGGTAAGGCAACGCCAACTGACTATCTGTTGGCATACAACAACTGGAAGTAAAGGAGAGCTACATGAACGACAAATTGAAAGGATTACTGAAGTCTAAGCGCTTCATCGCTGCGGTGTTAGGTGTTGCCGCAGCAGCGGCTGCTGCCTATGGCTTGGATGTCGATGCAAATACCATTGATACCATCGCCAACGCTATCGTAGCTCTGGCAGCATAATGAACGGGCTCAAGATTGCATCTGCTATTCTTGAGCTTCTTCTCACTATTGCAGCAAAGGTGGAGCAGAAGAATGCAGAGAAGGAAGTACAGAAAGCTGCTGTTAACCCTACTGGCTGGTTCTATAGCCACTTCGGGTTGCAGCAGTCTTCCAGAGAAGAAACCACTGAAGCCGGTGCTGACGAGCGTCAAGGCAACTGAGTACGGTATGTGCATGACTAATGCAGATGCCAGCTCTCTCGCTAAGTACATCATCGAGCTTGAGCGTTAATGGCCGTTACGGCGGCCTGTCATTCTAATAATTCTTTCACAGGAGGAAGTATCATAATGACTACAAAGATTGGCCCTTCTGGGCTACAGGAGAGCTATGAGGTTTCTCCTTATAAGA